TCACCGAAGTATCGCAAGATATACGGAAACATCACCGACGCTGAATATTTCGAGTTCTGGAAAGGCACCAGTGCGAAAGCCTATCAGGTGAGCAGACCATTGGTCACGTCGTTGTGGAATAAATACCGTCTGTCGCTGCTGAACCACGGCATCAGTCACCCCTACATACTGGCGTGGCCGATGGTGGCACAAGCCTGCCTCACGATTGCTGAAACGATGTACAACCACGTAGTCGAAGACGCTATCAAAGCCTGCCCGAGACTACAGCCACACCAGGTGCGGACGCTCTTCAAGGACTTCTCGTTGCATCGTGTAAACGAAGCATGGACACGAGCACTCGACATGACGGAGACGTTGCACTACGAGCTCGATGACCAAGAGCGCAAGAACATCAACCACGGCATCGTACAGATTGCCGAGACGTGGGCCAATCCCGACTACCTCTATGACAGCGTGAGCGAATCGCTGCCTGAGTTCTCCGAGATATTCCGCACGAAGGGAGAGATGAAGAAAGCCCTGTGCAACCTCGAAGAGGTGAGAGCGCAAACATGGGAAAACCTCGAAGCGGAAAATGCCGAAAAGGTAGCTCTATAAAACAAAGGAACTATATGAACGAAGAGAATAAAATACCGCTTCCTGGAGCGATGGACCCGCAACCACAGAAGCCGGAATTCCTGCAAGGTGACGACTGGTATGATACGCAAGTCGATGATGACTTCCTCGACTTCGACGAACCCTACCGACCGCCACGATACACGATGGAGCGCGACGATGTGCCGTTCGCTGATGTCGGCGAGTTGCACATCATATCAGGTAAGCCGGGCAACGGCAAGACGGGACTGATGTCGCAACTGGAGGCGGCAACGCTTGGCAGACAGTTTGGAAACACTTTGGCACGCGACGTTGGCCACATCGTGCGCGACGAGCAGGGCAATATCGTGAACGGCGAAGACCATAGGCCACTATTCCAGCAGCGACCGACACGAATCCTACACATCGATACCGAACAGGGCAAAGACGATACCATCGCCTTCAAGAACCGCGTGATCTCGATGTCGGGCGTGCCAAAAGATGAAGCCAAGGATCATTTCTTTATTCTTCGGTTGCGAGACACGGAGTTGGCATCCGACCGTTGGAAGAAGATACTGAAAGCCATCTATGTGGTGCAACCGACCGACATATTCCTGGACGGTATGCTCGACATCGTGGAAGACTACAACGACCAGAAGGAGTGCCAACCAATCATCCGCAAGTGTATGATGCTGGCGACCTACTACGATACGTCATTGTGGGCCGTGCTGCATGAGAATCCGTTGGTGGATAAGTTGGTCGGCACCTTGGGCAGTATTACCCAGCGCAAGGTCTCGGAAATCTTCACCGTCATCAAGGTGAAACAGGCCGACCTGAAGCCAAACGAGCAGCGTCCTGACCTGCCCGACATCTATTTCCGAGTGAAGCAGAACAAAGCCCGTGGCAAGGACGTGGCCGACTGGTTATTCCAATACGTCACCAACGCCGGAGGCTGGGGACAGCCTGTGGAGATTGAGGACAACGGCGTGAAGGTGGTCAACGACAAGGAAATGGCATTTATAAAAGAAGCCGATGAGCGGCTGAAAACCTTCAACTGGACATCAGCGGGCGCGACATACACCGAACTTGAACGATTCCTTCGCAGGAGCGTCAGCGGGCGACGTGCGGGCGACCTGATCAACATCGCCGCTGAGAATGGAATCATCTATAAGAGCGACAAAAAGAAGTATCACTACAACGGCATCAAGGAACTGCCAAAGGACAACTCTCAGGACTTGCCCTTCGAGGCAGGGAATGAGGAGGTGCCGTATTAAACAACAATTAAAAACAACGTTTATGACAAAATCAGAATTCATTCAGAGAGCTGCCATCAGTATGGCAAGTAAGGTAATTGGCAACAATGGCATCGCAAACAGCGGCGATTGGAACCATGTAGTAACAGAAGCAGAATCATTGGCAGAGGAACTTGAAGAACAATGCTACGGATTCGACGAAGAAGGCACTGACATAGTAACGCGCCTTGGTTACATCGGCGACAGTATTCAGGAAATTGCAAAGGCAATGACCGACGGTGAGCATAGCATCCAAAACCGACTTGGAGAGATTGCCACCGACAACGGCAAGGAGAAGGCTTTAGAAGCCGTCAACGTATCAATAGGGAACATGGAACGCTGTCTTGACCGCACCCTCCAGTCTATTGATAAGCTGATTATCCTCATGGCAAAGCAGCAATGACCCTCCGCATAGCCCCTCGCACCCCACACCCCCACCCCCTATGTATATAGGGGGATGGGGTGTGGAGGGATGCAAGCGGCCAGCGGGCGACGCGCGCGACGCACACGCACACGCACGTTTATGGTTTTACAGATAATCCAATCCCAAAACCACCCTTTATAGTATAAAGGGGTACCCCCATTTATAGTAAAAAGGTCATCACCCTTTATAGTAACCGACTTTTTAAGCCTTATGCCAAAGATACCCGACGAAGTAGTAAAGCGAGTCATTGACCGCGCGAAGATTGAGGATGTCGTGGGCGACTTCGTGGACCTCCGCAAAGCTGGCGTGAACCTCACCGGCTTGTGCCCGTTCCACGACGACAGGACGGACGGCAACTTCATCGTGCGGCCATCGAGCATTCCCGAGGCGCGGCACGGCAACACATACCGCTGCTTCGTCTGCGATCATAAGGGTGGCCCTGTTCAGTTTCTGATGGAGCATGAGCGACTGTCATTCCCCGACGCTATCAGATGGCTTGGTAAGAAATACAACGAGCCGGTGGATGACATACCGCTGAACTATACGCCACCGCCACCACGCCCGAAGCCCGCACCATTGCCCGTGCTGGAGATACCGAGGCCGTATGTCGGGCGAACGATGCAAATCGCTGGTGAGCAGACCATCATCTTCATCGAATGGTTGCGTCTGTTGCCGTGGGATGATGAGCAGCTGGCACGACTCCAGCAGACCTTATGGATGTACTGCGTAGGCGGTTGGAAGGATGGGCGCGTGGTGTTCTGGCAGATAGACCACAACGGCATACCGCGAGCCGCCAAACTGATGAAGTACATGCCCGACGGGCACCGCGACAAGGATGCACACCCCGGATGGATATACAACCAAGATGGATGTCGTCAGCAACTCGACCCCGAGCATCACGAGATCATCAAACCGCTCTTCGGCAGTCACCTGTTGAACCGATACCCAAAGGCGGTCATCAACATCGTCGAAAGCGAGAAGACCGCTATCATCATGGCCAACTACTATGATGACTTCGACTCGCAGATATGGCTCGCTTGTGGTGGTCTGAAGTTCTTGCAACTCGACAGCCTTCAGCCATTGATAGACCAAGGGCGCACGATATGGCTGTGGCCAGACAAGGATGGCCGCGAGGCATGGCAGGAGGTGTGCGACAAACTGGGCTACGACCATTGCCGAGTCTATACGCACTTCTTCGATACCTGTTGGACTCCAGCCGACGGTGACAAGGCCGACATTGCCGACATCGCCATCCGCATGATGACCACGGGCGAAGGACCGAGGGCGGAATCAAGAGGACAGGAATCAAGGGGACAGGTCCGTGATTCTTTGGCAAAGAATCAGGCGACCTGTCCCCCTGATTCCTCCAACGCCAAGCCCGACGACGTGACCGACGAGGAATGGTTCGAGCACCTCGCCATCATGAAGGCCATCGGCGATTACGAAATCGTCCATCCAGGCGACGATCCCTTCATGCCCGAAGATGAGATGAGCGACCCGCGACTGCGCTGGATGCGCGAGACCCTGAGACACATAAAAACCAATCATAAACTATATGGCAACCAAAAAAAATAAAGAAGACCGCTTTGAACAGATCGGCTCGAAGATTGACCCAGCGATGGCTGAGGTGCTGAACGCCTGCTGCGACGCGCTGGAGGTAGATATATACCACCTCATTCAGTGGTTCTGCTATGTGATAGTCAAGGCCAGTGCACCGATGCACGCGCTCGACCCACGCATCCAGAAGCTCATGACGATGCTTGAATCAGATGCCGGTTGGCAGAACGCCTTCAACCTCGCAAACCCCGATGACCTCGACGTGGCTCAGGTGGTGCTCATCCTGGAGCAGAAGAACCACCGAGGCTTCGGGGCTGTGATGGTTGACAAGCCATTCATGGGAGCCTCGATGCGGCAGACCGAGTGCGTGGATGACATACTCGAACGTGTAACAGAAGTCACCATGAGAGGCATCTACAAGCGACTGCGACTGATGGGCGCGAAGATGGATTGTCAGAATCTCACCGACGTGCTGCTGACGATGCTCGATGCTCAGAACTTCATCGACGCTGTGGAGGGCGACGCAAGCGAGGGGCCGCAGATGGGCGACATTGCACCTAACGGAAAGGCACTCGCCTACGGCAAGCGCACCAAGCGCAAGAAGCACTTCACGCCCGACACCATGCCCGTGACCGGCAATCTCTTCGATGACATAGATCATGAAGCACCGGCACCCAAGCTCGAAGACTGGGAAGGAGAGATAAAGGATAATTAGGCACAGATTCCACGGATTAACACGGATTTATAAACAATCACTTAAAATTAAAGGATATGGAATTACAAGTGAACGAAAGAGAAGCCCTGCTGATAGTTACGGCATTGGGTGTGTATCAGAATCGTGTGGGACAGCACACAAGTTGGGACCAGCGCAAGAGACAGCCGACATTGAGGGCGAGGCTTTCCGACTGCGTGACCATTAGCGACGATGAAGAAGCCAAGGAGGTACGCAAGGCACTCGCCAAGACCAAGCGGCGTATAGAGCGAGGCATTAACCTCGGACTCGAAATCAGCGCACTGCGTGAACGGGTGAAAGCAGAGACGGGTATCACCGACCAAGAAGTAAGATGGAGAAGAGACGATGAATGACCTTGATATTACGATTATTGCTCAGGACATTCCCGACTTCTACCGAATGTTGCGAGACTTCAGGCGCAATCGTGGAAACACGTTTGCCTACTTGCAAATCGATTTGGAAGAGCTATACCCTAAACTGAAAGAGCAGTATGGAGATACACCTGAAGATTAACGATGTGCGCGGCCAAGACGAGAAAGGCCGGCACATCCTTTGGATCGATGACGAGGACTTGCGGCTGTGGCTCGAAGAACATCAGCAATACGTGATTCAGACCATCCTTCAACCGATGCTGAAACACCATCCTGGCAAACTACAGGAGATTATCGACGACCCCACCATGCGCAACGTCATCTATATGCAAGAGAAGGCCAAACGTGAGCAGAAGGCAGAGAACCGAAAGCGCATGAGGCAGGCCGAGATAGACAAGCAGCGCAGACGTGACCAGTTCATCGCATCGAAGAACTACCGCCAAAGCGTTGACTACATTCATAACGTATTAGGTTGGAACAATGAACGAGAATAAAATCCGTGTTAATCCGTGGAATCCGTGCCTAAAAAAAAGAATATTATGTTAAGAGATGACGAACAAGTAATCTGCACAGAGCCGACACCACCGCCACCACCGCCGACACCTGGACTGGT